ACACACAGCCATCCTCAGGCCCTTCACACACAAACACCACTCACACACCCACACATACACACATGAAGCGCCTGACCTATCTGTGGAAGTATGGCGTTGCCTTTGTTCGTGGCGACAATCCTCCCATTCGTCCTGCCCATCTGAACATGCCGTCGCTTCCCTTCAAGGCGTGCCGTTGGTTGTGGCGCAAGGTCGGCCTGATGGGTCTATGCGTATGCGTATGCGTGATGGGTATGAGTGCGCTGTTGGGTGTCAGCGTTGCGCTCGCTGACAACTACTCGTGTGTTGGTGGTGAGCACACAGTGTGGGCCACAGGTGACTCGGTGTGGAACGTGGTGAGACGGCAGTGCAGTGGCAGCATGCAGCATGCCTACGATGGCGTGGTCGCATTGAACTCACATGTCGAGGCGGGGGCGTTGGTGCAAGGTGAGGTCTTGGTCCTACCCCACAGTGGGGGATAGGGGTAGGGGGTAGGTACCTAAAGGTCCATGTCCTCCACGGGTAACCACTTACCTAGAGGGCAGGCCATCGAGGGGATCCGTACCTTGATCGGCATGATGCACTTGCACACCCGGCACTGCTTGGCCCACCGCCTGAACTCCTCGCACTCAAGGCAGATGGCGTACCGCTCGGCTGGCCTCTCGGCTGGCCTCACCCGTCGTACCTCACTAGCCTGACCCACTGCTTGATCGCAGGCCCCAGCACAGGGTCACCCTCGGCATTGACGACGTACTGCTTGAGCGCCACCACCAGGTCAGTGGTCAACTGGTACCGCTCGTCGTACTCGGCCTTCATGTCCTTGATCTCTGCCTGCATGAGCATGATGGTTTCGGCGGCGTCACGGGTGGCATGGTGTACCTCCTGTGCACCCTGCTCCTGTGCCGTGTGCGCTAGGTGGTATAGGCGTGAGAGTGTGTCCTCGACAACATCATCTTCGAGCATCGCTCTCTCCTAGTACTCTCCCCCTACTGGTGTGAGGTGTATAGGAGAGACTAGTCGAGTGGTCTCGCTGTCATAGGAGGAGGGCTCGCCCTTGTCCCACGCCTCGTCCATGTCGATCCAGCCCAGCACATCCACCTCCCTGAACTCGGGGGGTGTGGCATAGGCAACGAACAGCACTAGCCCCATGCCCACCTGGTGCTTGCGTACAGCAGCGCTCTTGGATGTACGCACCCGACGCACCTCGATGTTGCGCCCCACGTCAGGCATGTCCCTGAACTTGTGATGCTCAGTCGCATGCCATATGTGCGCATGCCAGTAGCGGTTGGTGACCTTGGCCACAGCCAGTTCACATACGGCTGCTGCTACCTGAGCGGTGCGGTCATCCTCCATCCGCCCGGCGTCATACCACGAGGCGTCTTGCTTACCCCAGTTGGCCGTGTATCGGCGTGCCCCTACTAGGGAGGCATGCTCGTACTCCCATGTCTCAAGGCTGACTAGCAACCCCTGCCCCTTTCTGGTGTCTAGCAACCCCTGCCCCTATCCGCTCAGACGCACGTCGCACTTGGTGCAGAACTCAGCCCACGGGTAGGACTGTCGATACTCCATGGGGTGTGAGCAGTCGAGGATGTCAGTGACCTTGAGATTCATGGTGTCTCTGATGAGGGCAGACAGGGATACGTCGGCCCTCTCGGCAGCACGCTTCCACCGTTCCCTGTCGCTCTCGGTGGTCCGTATGAGGATCTGCTTGTCAGCAGGCCCATCGTCGTCACTCACCCTGGTGGACACCGTGAGGTCCATGTCCTCAGCCAGGTCGTGCATGGCAGCCTCGATGTTGTCCTGCCCGGGGGCAAACGTCGCCTCCCCCCCTACTGCCTCAACAGCCTCATCGATTGCAGGCCCCACGGGTATACCAGGTACCTCATCTGGCTCGTTCCAGTTAGCGGCATCAGGATGCAGTTTGTTCGCCGGCGATCGCACGGGTGGTGCTGTCGCGAACGGCATAGGGGGTAGGGGTACCGAAAAGGAAACCTCTATCGAATCGTCGCCCGTCACCGTCGGATCACCACCCGGAATATTCATGGGTTCAGTCGCCATCATCTACCTCATCTTCCACTATCTCCGCATCAACGATCTCTGTTGTTCTCAGCAGGTCCTGAGATGCCATTTTTCCCAATGCGCCTTCAATCTCTGTCGGTGAGACGACGCCCGATTTCACCATGAGGGCCAGCAGTTGCTTGGCCTCCTGCTCGGGTGAATGAGCGGTGGCGCTAGGGAGAGCCTGCGCCCCTGCCATAGCGAGCCGGATCGAGTCAGTGGCGGCGTCAAGCCCAACCGACACATTCACCTGTTTCTGCTGGACTTCCATACCGAGCAGTCTAGACCGACGATCCATTACGGAGAGAACCTGCTGGATTGCCTTCATATCCGGCTCCACGGAGACCTCCGTACCGTCATCCAGCGTGAGACGCCGATGTTGGGTCATCGGCCAAATCGCCGCCTGCAAAGCGTCTAAACGCTCCAACTCCATACGAAGCACCTCCGGGTACGCCAAAAGTGCCTCAGAATTCAACTTTTCGAGTTGGCGGTTCACGGATCGGCCCACAACAGCAACACTGACGCCGAATCTACGGGCGATCTCCTGACTGGCTATGCCGGCCTGCTTCATCTTGAAGATGCGAACATCACGTTCGGCTAAAAACTCACGGGTGAGTGTGGCCTTAGTTGCTTCTGCCATTAGTGCGTCATCCAGTCAATCACTTCGAATGGAAACTTAATTCCACGTTTCATGGTAGCCGGCCAATGTCTTTCGTCACGGGCACCTCTGAAATGGGCTATGCGATATACATATTCTCCCACATGGGTCGGATCGGGCGTCATCGAGATTCCGAACTCGGGCCATCGGGACCACACAGCAGAGCCGAACGGGCGCATATCACGATTCGTTCCCGTGCCTAGCGGAGCGTGATGTTCCAGCCATAGGGCCACCCCGTAGATGGCACGGAGGGTATCTAAGTATTTGGCGACTTCAGTAGCGACCGCTTCGCTCGTCCGACCACCGGGATCAACGAATGCCTTGTAGAGAGGCCCGAGTAGAAGCAGATCGGGTTTGACTTCTTCAATCTTGCTTTCCAAGAGCAGCCGGTCGGCCATTTTCAGGAGATCGAATCCGTCGGGCTTCATGTAGAGATGGGCGTCCAGATTCGGCTCATATCCCATCGACTTGGCCGCACCAATGATGTTGCGCGATGTCCGTCGGATAATCCGCTCCGGGTTTTCAAGATCAACGCTGAGAGTGCGTATGGGTGGCATGGGCTGAAACGTGAAAGGCTGAACGCCCATCGCCGGAAGAATGGCGCACTGCCGAAGAAGCATCGTCTTGCCGACTCCCTCTGCTGCAACCACGATGACCCGCTCACGCCTCTCGAGCAACCCCGGTACCAACCACTCGTAAGAATCGTCGTCGTCCTCAGCGACAAAGTCTTCCCACATCACCAGCCGACCTTGGTTCGCATCGGGAGTGTCCTCTGCCGTGCCCAACAACAACGCTGCCTTGTGCATGATGCTGGCAGGTGATCGTGTGGTGTCGTCCAACAGCCCTCGTAGTTGAGAGAGCGTGTCCTCCACGGGTGAGAATGGCGCCTCCTCAACTTCCTCAACTTCGGGTAGCGGTGTATTCCCGTAGTCATCCAGAGTGCACGACGCCAGTTGTTCGGTCGTGCCACCCGCTGCGATGTGGTCGGTGATGTCTTTCTCTTCGGGACAAATCCATACGGCCACGTCACAGCCGGCCTCACGCAATCGGATCTCTACGTCTGCTGCGTGCCTCTTCCCTGGATCATCGTTGTCGACAATGATGTCCACCGTTGCTCCGGCGAGGGCACGGGTGTGTCTGTCCAGCCACTTGCCAGCACCGCCGGGCATGGTTGTCGCACAGGCACCCATCCGGTTGAGGGTGTCGCAGTCCTTCTCCCCCTCCACCACCCACACGGGTAGCCCTTCCTCCATCTGCCTAAGGACGTTAGGCAAGTTGTAAAGCACCTTAGGTATGTCGCCGAGTTTGTAGTCCCAGCCACCCTTCCCGTCGGGCTTCCTCTGCCGAAAGGTCTTCTTCCCATCGGGCTCAGTGAAGCGGACCTTTTGGAACAGCAGCGTGCCGTCGGCATCTTGGTAGTCGTAGGAGGCGACGAACGTGAGTTTCTTCTGCTGAATCTTCGGGTACTCACGGCCGGCCGCTTTCTGCGGGTCCTTGTCGAAGAGGTCCGTGATCCTGAGGTCGACAGCGTTGAGGATGTCGCTGGTGCTGCAGCCCCCATTGCGATGGCAGTGAACGAGCACCTGGCCGTCGTCGTTCTCATGGATAGATAGCGACGGGTTCCTATCGTCCTGACGACAGGGGCATCGTGCCTCCCATCCATTTGCTGATGCGACTACGCCGTCTAGGCGAGCAAGCAGGTCATCGGTGTGCTGGTACATGCGGCATTCGCTTGGATTTAATAGGACGCAAGCCCGCATGGGTGCGGTAGGACGGCGTGATTCTTCGATCTAGCCGGATCCTCAACCGCTGCTGTTCGTTGAACCCTCCCCAAATGCCGAACGGTTCGTGAGACAACGAATAATCCAAACACTCCTTCGCAACCGTGCATCCGGAGCAGATCTTCATCGCATCTGCTTCGATCTGGAGGATCGAGTGCTTGGCCTCCCGCGTCATGGATTGGGAGAACTCTGGAAACCACCACTCGGTTGGCTTGCCATTACAAGCACCACCCACGGGTGGAGCAGCGCCAGTCTCATTCAGAAACTTGGGCAGATCAGCCACGCGTCAGCCGATCAATGTCTCCGGGGGAGAGGAACACGACCGCCGACTCCACTGTCAAGTCTGCTCCATTCTCCGTTACCACCAAGTCGACCGCCTCAATCGGGACGCCCATTGCCGACGCAAGTGATCCACGAAGACGGGCGACTGAGATCTCATTCTGACCCAGCCGCTCGTCATAGTCAAGGCCTCGAATCGGACTCAGTGTGACGGCCCCGACATCACGCTCCTTCTCCACAGTTCGGAAGCACCAAGCACAACCCAACTTGGGCGCTCTGGACGCACGGGTGCGGACCTCTGTGTGACCACACTCCAGCAGGTGGTGGTACTTGACGGAGCCGTGGATGCCCTTGCGGTCAATGCTCTCGATCTTGCGACGGGGGGCCTTGCGATGCTCGGTCGTCACGCCGTTCAGATTAGCCCAGGAGTTCCGGTCGGATTGGACCCGCTCACGCCCTCTATATAGGGACGACCTATTCCGGTCGGATTGGACCCACTCGTGGTGTCTAAAGAGTAGAGAACAAAACACAGAACCCACGAAAGGGGGTGAATAGACATGCCACACGTTGAAGGATGGGCCATCATCGAGTCGAAGCGTGGTCGGGGATACGTCCTGACTGCCGACTCGGTGATCGGCCATGATGTCCTAGAGGACGGCTCTCCGATCACGGAGACATCGACGCTGGAAGATTTGCACTTCCTGCTTCGGTACGCCCTCACGGCCAACACCAACTACACGCTCGGGGAACCGCGCGACTTCGGTTGGGAGCCGTGGGCACTCGTAGGCTCAGACTGACTCAGACTCGGCGCTCGGGGGGAGCGTGGCAACAGAATCCCCCCACCACAAACGGTGCACCGGTGGTGTACCCGTGGTGTACCGGGGTGAGTCACGACCTCCGAGAACCAACCATCGGGGCTTTCGCACCGTGTCGAAATCAAGGCTGCGTAGTGAGAGAAAATCTAGACCGCGTAAGAAATCTGGATTCTTCGAAGGAAGCCTTGACACCGCAGCATCCCTTCGGTAAGATTGGATTGGACCCTCGGGTCCACACAACATATAACGGGGATTAGGTGGCTTTGTCTACGTCCGACTTTCCGTTAGCGCTCCTGAGCAAGAGTCAAAAAGGCTCACCTATCTACCAACGAGGAAACCATGGATACCAAACTGGAATACAACGCCGACATCCCGATCTATCTCAACGGGGATGATCTCAAGGCACTAGCCAAAGTGCTGCTGGCCGTTCTACGTCAGGGCAAGGACATGGGGTGGAAGGTACCCGATGACCTGATGTCCGAAGCCCTCTATCGAATCGTTGGTCCGGAGGGAGCATGACCCCATCGACACGCTACCCATGCGACCGCTGTGGCGTCCCGACTCGTTCCGTCTTTGAAGGCGAGACCATGCAGGACCAGTTCAACTCGCAGTTAGTCGGTGGCCTCCACCTGACTGCCAGCGGGTACTACGGCGGGTTTTGGGACACCGCTCCCTTCTTGGGTGATGAGCCCGTGACGTTCCACCTGTGCCACGACTGCAGCGCATGGCTGTGCATGGAGATCCCGGCGATGGCTGTTGCGGCGAAGGCTGGGCACTTCTCATCCAACGTTGACAACGAAGGTGTTCGCCACGCTCACGAAGCACGCAAGGGAACCGACAAGGAATGGTGCAAGGAAGAGAAAGCCATGGGGATCAAAGTCATAGATCGATGCTGTCCCTACGGCGTCGTCCACGAAGACGATGATCAGAAGGAACAAGCGTGACTCAAGACGAACACCACCCGATCGAGGGAGCCGTGTACGACGAGGACTTCGGATGGATCGAGGCTCAAGACGAGGACGACTCATCAAAGGAATGGAACTGGGGAGCAGCCGAAGGGGCGACCATTACCCATGCACTCAAGAACGCTCTATACACATGGTTGATCGGATCGAGCATCCAGCCCGCCCGTGCAATCTGCATCGACTGCGATAAGCACGGGTGGACTACAAACTCTTTCGCTTCGCTACTTCCCGGTCGGGTTTCGGGCCGTTGGTTCACCGGCGCGGGAACCTGTATCGAATGCGCGGTTAAGGCGCTCGAAGCATGAGTGCCGTCTCTGAAGCGCGACAGAAGGCTCGCCAGAAGGCTCGTCACGAAGCAACGCACAAGGCACACTCTGCTGCTGAGATTCGGCACCGGCGTGAATTCGCTGGATTCCTCAAGTCCACCAAAACCTGGGAGTTCGCCGACTGGGTACACGAACATCACGACGAGGATGACTTCATAGAGTACAGCCTGTTCGCTCTCGCTCAGGTTCTACGCAAGGCTCTCCCGAACATGACCCTGTGGGAGTTCCAGAAGATCGTCACCGAGGATGTCGGCTGGGATAAGGAGAAGTCCTTCCGTATGCGTGGCGGGTTCTCCGACTACGTCAGCGGCCAGTTCTCTCTGATGAGGGACTACATGCTGTGAACACACGGGCCAAGAACGTGAGCGACGACTCCTTCCACACCTTGGTCGGCTACCCCGTCATAAAACTGGATGACGCATTCGTTGTGCACGGCCCCCAAACGACCAAAGACGCTCGCCTCCCCCGCGCTCATCGGCACAAGGTCAGTCTTCCGACCTCTGTGTACAAGGCAATCGAAGGTTGCTTCTGGGCTGGACATGGCGCCGAGCATGTCGGGGATGCGCGATTCACAATGAGTACGGAACAGTTGGGCGATCTAATCCAACTCCTAGAGAAGCGAACCAAAGAGATCGATGTCGACTACTTGAGTGTTGACAATCACCCGCTGTACGTCACCCTTCGACAGATGAGAAAGACAACCGCTCGGCTCCGTCGTGAGTACGAGTGGTGGGAAAAGGAAGAATGACCACGACAGCCACCCAACTGGATCCCCTCGATTGGCGCACGGTGAAAACCGCAGTTGAACAGCACCTGCCCACAATGAGTCGTTACCACGGGGCTCGCCGGCTCCTAGCCGATGCCCTCGGCGTTCATCCGGAAACACTTGACATTCCCTTGACAGGCGAGTAG